CGTATCTAATCCCAACTTGTTTTTCTAACCACTCGTATACTTGAAATCTTAAATGCTCTGGGACTTCCCACTCGTATGATTTTACAATTGAGTAATGCTTATTCCACTCTGACCGAGTTACCTTTTGTGATTTTGGAAATAGCGACTCGTAAACCTTTGGTTCTGCGTATCCGTCCAATTCAATTGCGAAGTGTCCAGAATTAACTATCTCACCAATTTGGAGTAACTTATTCCCTGCTTTTTTGTACCAAGCTAATGGGTTTGCAAATAAAAATCTTACTGTCATAACGTCCCCGCAAAAATCCATAAATCATCAAGCTGCTGAGAAGACCAACCAAGCGCAAGACCAACAGAGGCAACAAGTGGCCTTCGCCTGTCAAATAGCGTTGAATATTCCCACTCTGTAATAGCAAGACTTTTTATTGGCTCTGGTAGTGATCCAAGTGCTGCATCTATTGACGCAAGTCTCACTCCAGAAAGAATTAATGCTTGCCTAATCTGTCTAGGAGTAACCGGCTTGATATTGCTATACATTTTACCGATATCCCAAACCCATCCAACCTTTGGCTCTGGCTCAAGCCCATCAATCAAAATAATTTGTTGGTAATGCGCAAGCTGCGAAAAAGCCACTTCCTCTTCTACGTCCTCTATTTTTTTAACTTCATTATCGTTTATAAATGCGTATCTCATCAGCCGTCTACCTTCGTTATTTCAAGTAGTTCTGTTTTTTGCTTGAGTCTCAATATGGAGTCAAAACATCCAAGATGATTAAAATAAACACCATTGTAATATTTTTTTCTTATTCTAGAAAACCTACATTCAATAAAATATGTCTCTCTACCAGAAAGCTCGTTCAGCGCAAGTGTTGCCTGATTAACAGTGCCGACAAATAAACCTGTAGAAGATTCAGCCATTGTGACATCTGCAATAAATGTTTTTGTGAAACCACTGTCTGACAAAACATATAGTTTTGCAGATACTAAGCTTGAAGTAATCACTTTGTTTTTAAAAAGACTTGCCTGAATCTCGATGCCGTTCATGTTGCCAGAGTTAAAACGAGCATGAATATTTACCGACACAGTATTCTCGTCTGACTGTCCCCAGATTCTCTCTAGATAACAATTGTATTGATTCGACAACGCCACTAAGCCTGGAGCAGCCCTATTGACTGGTATCACGAACTCACAGCTAGAAAGGTGCCGAATCTTTCTCAATTAATCTCCCGCCACAAGGCCGATACTGCCCTCTTTCCCTACCCCATCGTAAGGAATGCTTATCTCTAAGACGTAGTGATTTAAATCAAATATCAAAGCCGCACTAACAGGTGTTGTGTGATAGTACCCGTTAGAGTCGGGGGAAATGTTTGACTGCGCTAATCCTGAAATCAAGTTCCCAGTTTTATCCCGCACAACATATGCTGCTTGGCCTAAATTAGAATCAGCCCGCAAGCCGTCTTTATTAAGCCAGAAAGTTACTTCAAGCATATTGCTTGCATTGATATTGGCCACTGCGCAGAGCTGGAAGTGTGGATCAACCACAACCTCCTGTATTTGATACGTCCCTTGATATGCGCTAGAAGAGGTTAAAATATCCACTGTTACTCCTTAATACTTGGTCTGATGTCAACTCCAGGCGGTGTTGAGAACGTGTACCTGACAAGAGTTCCAACAGTGTTAGGAATTGTTCCGAGCGCCAACCAGCTTGTGCCATCATTTGTTGAATATTCAAACCGTGCTGCGTTTGCTACTGTTGTATGATCGACTAGAAGAACATTCGTTAAATCATACGCGCGGTAATGAAGAGTTGGAACAGAACTTGCGTACGCTTTTTTTAATCTAAACGACGTTCTTGATGGGTTTCCGTTGTCTGAGTTATCAACAGATAGCTCCCAGTTTTCAGAGCTATCAGTCAAAGACTCATAACCTAAGAAAAAATCACACAACTGAGCTGGTATTGAAGTATCAAGTCCTAGTGTTGTGAAAAGAATTTTGAATTGTATCTGGTTGCTAGAAGCAAGTGCTGTTAAATCTTCTGCGAATGGACATAGAGTCCAGCCTCCAGAGATAGAGCCAAAACCGCTAGTTCGATAGTAAACTTCTAAAGATCCAGTGTAGTCATAAAGCGCATCAATTGTTGTGATGTATTTTAAAACTGACGACGGAGTATCTAAAACTTTCGTAACAATATACGAATAATCAAACTGCGCTTCTGATCTTAGATCAGCAATCATGATACCGCGTTGACCTGCTGTTACGTTTGAAATTGCAAGCCAGCCATTCTCTGCGTCTAATGAAACAATCGCAGCCGCCGGTTGAAATTCAACCGCATCGTTGCCAACCAATCCCTCGAAGTATCTGTTATTAGTTCCACCAAATACTGCATCTATAGAGTTGTTTACAAATTGCTTCATAACGAAAACTAAACCGGTTGACCAAATGGCTCTGTCTAGTGCGTTTGACCAAGCCATATATGTCGGAACTGGTAAAACAATTTGATTTGCGGCTCCTAGTAAGTTTACTGATGCGAGAGATGGCCAAGTCGTAGCACCAGAGGTTAGCTCTGAAAGTTTTCCTAGATACATACCAGAAGTAGTTCCAAAGAAAACACAATCAAAACCACTTAAGGGGCCGTGTTGAGGCTGCGCAAAGTCTTCAGAATCAGTTATCAACAAAGTACCAGTTAGCGCTGGCAAGTTACCAGTTTTATGAACAAAGTTTGATCCGGTTTGACCAAAAGCTCGACCAATTTGTCCAGCTGACACATCTGTTGTAAAATTGATAGCAGCACCGCCCGTTGTAGCCGAAAGTTGATAGCTGACGCCAGCAACAGCTGACACAACAAAGTAAACTGTATTCACTAACAAACCAGTTCCACCGGTGATTGATGCAAACACCAACTGATCACCATTTACGAATGAGTGTCCTGCGTGGTTAATTATATTTGTTGATTCGGTTCCAGTCACAGCGCTTGATGACCATGTCGGAGTGGTTGCTGTGTTAAACACATAGTATTGATGTGTAGCCGATACTCCGTTGTGTACATATAAGCGACTATTGGCAAAATCCATAGCTGCGCCAGCCGAAGAAATGTTACTGTTTATATGCAATGATCCAAGGTTTGCAGGATCTTGAAGAAAATAAACTGCTCTTTGATCGTTACCTGTAGCAAATGGAATTGTTGGGAATCCGATTGGAACAAAGTCAGCAAGCGCTAAGTTATTAACAAGCATAGTCCCGCCGTTGATAATAACGGATCCAGTTGTGGTAATGAACACTTTCCAACCAGTAGTTCCTGTATCAACAACTTTAATTGATCTGTATATCGTTGTCGTGGCTGCTACATCTGGAAGGTTTATATTTACGCGTCCTACATAAGTATATGCGCCTGTTGCATAATTTATTGTGTATAAAATTAACGGAGTCGCTGCGCCAGCCTCGGTGCCAAGCATGAAAATTCTTCCGTTAGAAGTCATATACATATTGTTTGCGACCGGAGTTACAGCTGCATCAGTTTGTACATCAAGAAATTTATTAAGTGGCGGCCCTAGCGCTGTTTTTCCGTCTACTGTTTTAGAAAATGCACGACCTTGAGTTGTTGTTTTAGTTTGGTCATAGCTACTCACCACATCATCAAGTAGGTCTGCTTTTAAATATCTCATCTAAATCTCCTTAAAATAATTCGTAGTAAAAATTTGTTGGGCTATATTTTATTCCCGACAAAGCGTATGTAAAAACTTTTCTTAGACTATCTGGTGAAAAAACTGATCCAACAAATTCAATTTTGTCTATTCTTTGATTCATTGTTCCGACATCTAAATAATAAACAGTGGCTACAATATCTGAGTCAGAAAACAAAGCGCTTGTATAAGTAATATCAGAAATCCTTTGAGTCCTTAGTCCAGCGTCTGCATAGTTTATTGTCGCAATTCTATCGTATGCGGCCAGAGCCGCGACATGATAGCTGAACTTAACGCTATCCACAGTACCGGCCCCGCTGATCGTATCACCAGTAGGGAGCTGTGAGATCTTTCCGTCGTTAAGAACTAGCGGCTTGTGGATCATTATGCCAGCACTACGCAGTCATCAATATCTGTATCGATCTCTGTTGCCGAAATTGCCGTTCCAACTAATTGGTGAATTGTTGCGCCGCCTGCGAAAGTTGGAGGTGTAGCAGTTACGCCGCCTGCGGTTCCTAAGTACTGACGAGAGCCTGGAGTAAGTCCAGTGAGCGCTGTGTTTGTACCTTCAAAGTAGACAGTTGCATTGTTGCCTGATGTGGCTCCAACAAGAACAAATCCGTGCGCCTCTCTTGAGTTCGAATTATCGGCTAATCTTACATTTGGAGTTCCAGTATTGTCGTAGATATTTATGTACTTTCCTGCACCAATATTTTCAGATGCCAAAATTACCTTTACGTTTGGGCCGATTCCTATAGGCATAACAGAGATATCAAGAAGACCGCTTGAATCAAGGGCCACAAGCTCTCCAGCATCGGCTGCGCCTGTTGACGCAACAGTAGCCTCAACCTGAGTTAGCTTTCCGCCTACGAGTTGAATTGGTTTTTGTGCCATGTTTAAAATCCTTTTTAAAGCGTTATTGGTTCTTGAATATTAATAAAAATCGCACCACTACCTTGAGACGTTGCAACTAAAGTCCGAAAACCTGTAATTGGCGCTGTATCTGTGAGTGATCCGTTAATGTCTAAATATAATTGCGTGTTAACTGGCCATGTGAAACTTGAGTCTCGTAAAATGCCGTATGTTTTGACTTGAGTTGATTCATTCAATTGAGCTGCGACAATTGTTATTCCAAAAACAGTCGAGCTAGAAAGATCAATATTGTTATTTGCGTAGATTACTGTGTTAGGAGAAGTTACTGTTACGCATTTTAATGCGCTAAGGATTGCGCCTGCGTTGACTATTTCTAGTGATCCATCAGATCCGCCGCCAATGTCAGAAGCATTACCAACGTAAACCTCGACAGCTGTTTTATTTGCACGAGTCGGTGACTCTACAAAAGCGTCTTGTATTCTTTCGCCTGTCGTGTCCCTGATCGGCCCAGTCATTATTTGCCTTTTGGTTTTATTTTAGAATAAAGATCAATTCTGTCGTAGTACCAAGCAAACCAATATCCGTTTGCAAATTGAATATCGAAATATTTAACCTCAGATTTTAGTCTAAGATTATTCATCAACAGCGCCTCCTGAAGTTTCTCAGGAGACGTCGCCTTGATAAAATGAGGAAACACACCCATGTCTGTTTGTGTCCCTACATTCATTTTAATTAATCCGCGATTTCTGCAATTAATGGAGAAGCTGGAGCAACCAACGCACCACCGATTGAATCTATACCGTTAGCAATTTGAAGTGCTTTGATACCAACTAATTGGTCAATCGCTGCTTTCATTGCTTCAGTTCCGTACTCAACTGCTTTCTGTTCTGCGTACATTGGAGCCTTTTGGAAAGCTAATGCAACAGCAGCTTTTTCGTAGATGAATGATTTAGCTAATGATGGGTTAGTGTGAACGATTACGTTCAATCCTAAAACCTTACCGATTACACCTGAAGGAAGATTGCTTGAGCCGTAAGCGTCAGCGCGTACAAACTCAGGGATTGCTAACAAGTCAGCTTCGCCCTCAGCAGATACAACTAAAGAGCAATCAGAGATTACAGCTTGGTTCTTTTGTAACCATTTACGAGCGTTTAAGATTTTAGTTAAATCGATACCACCAACTTGATTGTAGCCAGAAGCTGCATCGATAGTTGCTAAGATCAATTCGTCAATCTTACGAGCGTGTGCAGTAGCAGCGCGCTTAACGTACTCAGCTTGAACATTTACGTTTGATTGATACTCATCAAAAGAATCAACTAACCAACCAACATATAAACGCTGATCAAGGTCTAATTTTTCTGCTGTGAATGTTAAATCTTGTAAAGTTCCTGCTGTAGCTGTTGCACGGTTCTCAACAGTGAAAGATCCAGTATTAGGGAAAGAAACTGATTTCGATCCTTTAACTGCAAAAGGTGATACGTCTGTAACTGTTCCAACTAATTTAGCTTGAAACTTTAATTCTTTTTGAACCAATGCTGCAATTAGTTCTTGCTTTGTAGCGCCTAATTGTGTGTTGCCTGTAACTGCCATTTTAAACTCCTTTAAAGTTTGTTTATTTTGCTGTTTTTAATAACTCTTTTAATTCATTTTCAGAGAGATCAGTCAGAGGCTTAGTCGATATAGAATTGTTTGATGGGTTGATGTCCTGAACCATTTTAAAGTCCTTCTTAAAAAGATAAGGCTTTGATTTGGTTAGCTCTTGAATTTTTCCAACCAGCTTTTGGTTATCAAATTCAAAATCCTCAGTGACTTCTAGGTCATCAAACGAACAAGCTTTCATAGCAATTTCGGCGTCAACACAACCTAGTTTTTCAGCTTCACGCATGAACTGACTTCGGATTGCTTTTTCACTTACGTTCTTAACAATGTTTAAATTTTTAGACTTAAAATCGTCTGCCAATTTCTTGTTATTCTCCGCAAGTTCTTTCCACTTTCCTTCAGCCTGTAATTTCTCAGCCTCAAGTTGATCCTTGTAAGCTTTCATTTCAGACATTTCGGATTGTAGTTTCTTTTTTTCGCCTAATAGTTTTGAAAATGTTTCATAAGCGACTGATTCTTTTTTCTCTGGCACGTCACTGACTTGCTCAGTTTTCCCACTGGGAATTTGTTCTGACATTTGTATCTCCTGTTACAGAGATAATTTTCGCTTAATCTT